ATGGATGTGGAAGATTAGCTTGGTTAGCTTGGGGAGGTGATGAAGGTGTTGAGTGGGCGCAACGTAAACTAAAACAGATTAGAAATGAAAATTAGTTTTGATTACGATGGAGTGTTAAGCACTCAAAGGGGCAAGATGTTAGCGGAATCTAAAAAGGAAACTTTGTACATAATATCTGCCCGTAATGATAAAAAAGGAATGTTAAGCACTGCTAAAATGTTAAACATACCTGAGTCAAGAGTATACGCTACCGGAAGTAATAAAGCTAAGGTTGAAAAGATTAAAGAATTAGGAATAGACAAACACTACGACAACAACCCTGATGTGATATCGGAACTACCTAACATCGGAATACTATTTAAATGAAAAAGGATAAACAAGTAAATAATAAGTTAAACTTTGGCAAACGAAAAGTAGGCAAGTATAAAAAAAGAAAAGGACCAAAGGACAAAAACACAAAACCAACAAGAGGTCAAGGATAATGGCAAAACATAAATACATTAAAACACCCGAAGAGCTTTACGACATGTGGACGGATTATAAAACCCACGTAAAAGCAAATCCAAGGTATAAATATATTCTTTCAGTAAAGACAGGATTAATGGTTCCTGAACCTTTAGAATGTCCATTAACACAAAACGGGTTTGAAGCATTTTGTTATACTAAATATAATGTATGCGTTAGTAATTATTTTGATAATCAGAACGGTGTTTACGATGAATATAATGCCATCTGTACACGTATAATAAACGAACGTAAAGATGACCAAATAACTGGAGGTATGGTCGGTCAGTATAATGCAAGTATAACACAACGTCTTAACGGACTAACTGAAAAAACCGAAACCACTACCAACACTTCAATAAGTATTTTAAATATAGACCCTTTGGATGATTCAAAAGACAACCTCATTACGCAAGATAGCAGCTCTTAAAAAGCGTATTAAAGTCATAAGGGGTGGTCAGGGGGCTGGTAAAACAATAAGCATACTTATTCTATTAATTAATCACGCTTCAAGTAAGGCAGGACGTGAGATTCTTATTTTATCATCGGAGTTAACTAAAATGCGTTTAACAGTTATTAAGGACTTTGTTAAACTAATGAGGCAGATAGGTATTTACAATGAGTCAAGATTCATAGCTGGAACGCTTTATAGATTCCCTAATGGCTCTTTTATTAAGTTTATAGGCTTAGACAAGTCCGATGTCGGAAAGGGGCTTAGAAGTGATGTAGCTTATTTTAATGAGGTTAACAAAATAGATTTTGAAAGTTATAGACAAGTAGCTTCACGTGCTGGTCAGGTATATGCTGATTATAATCCTGATGCTGAATTTTATATTGATACGGATGTCATAGGACGTGAGGATTGTGATTTTTTACAACTAACTTTTCAGGATAATGAGTTGTTATCGGATAATGAAAGGTCCGAAATCATGTTATATAAGCATAACGGATTTTACGAGGATGGAACTATTAAGAATAATTATTGGGCTAATCTTTGGAATGTTTACGGACTTGGTAATATCGGTAACTTACAGGGTGTTATATTTGAGAATTGGAATTTAGTTAATGACATCCCAACGGAAGCACAGTTATTAGGCTACGGGCTTGACTTCGGATTTACTAATGACCCAACAGCATTAATATCAGTACATAAGTTTAACTCAGAGCTTTATATTAAAGAATTAATATACCAAACAAGATTAACAAATAACGATATAGTACAGAGAATGATTGAGTTAGGGGTGGACAAGTACAAAGACATCATAGCGGATTCAGCCGAACCCAAAAGCATAGAGGATATTTACAGGGGTGGATTTAGGAATATATACGGAGCTAAAAAAGGAGCGGATTCAATAAGGAACTCAATAGACAAACTACAACGCTATAAAATTAACATAACCGAAAGTTCTACTAACTTAATCAAAGAATTTAGGGGATACGTGTGGACCAAAGACAAGAACGGTAACCAAACCGGAGAACCCATCGGAATAAACGACCACGGAATAGCAGCATTAAGATATTTCGCTTTAAATAAGCTTGACCAAACCCGAGTAACCTTCATGTGACAAATAAACAAATTAAAGGTATTTATAAATATGATTCCAACTAATTACAAGGATATAAAGTTAGAGCAACTGGCAGGAGTTCACAAAATCCTAAAATCGGATGATGACCACGTAGATAAATGTATACGCTTATTATCTTATTTAACAAATAAGTCAAGGAGGTATTATGAGTCATTACCATTATGGAAACTTCAACACTACTTTAAACAAATAAGCTTTTTATTCCAACCTAACCCTAAACTACCAGTAAAGAAAATCATTTGGCTAAATGGATATCCTTATAAGGCTTTATTAGACGTTTCTAAGTTTTCAAGTTCACGCTATCTATCTTTAAAGCATTATGTTAGTAACGGACAAACAGAACAGAATTTACATAAGATAATAGCTTTAATGTATAAACCTTTATTTAAGAGTGATAAGTTAGATGAAGAGGGAAACTATAAAGATGATTCAATGAATGAAATAAACCGAAGAGCTGAACTCATAAAGGGCAAAAGTTGCTACGATGTTTACGGAGCGGTTTTTTTTTATTCCAAAGTGTCCACAATCTTGAGCGCCCGTATGCAGACCTATTTGGAACAAGCGATGGAGAAGATAAACCACCACATGAAAGAACTAAATCTAAACTAATAACTCACTACGGATGGTATCACATTTTAAACATAGTAACGGACAACGACCCATTCAAAGAAGAGGAATTAATGAAGTGGAATGTAAGGAGATTGTTAAACAGATTAATGTATTTAAAAGACAAAGCAAGCATTGAAGCTTGGGAGGCTGAACTTGGAAAGCATAAATAAAATAATAGAAGATTTTGCGATTAAGTTAGTTAATGACTTAAGATTATCACTTAAAAATAAAGGTGTTAGTTACGGAGGTGGTCAGGAATCAAGATTAGCTGCTTCTATTAAATACAAGTTGACGTATCCAAAGGATGATTTAAAAATGGATGTATCAATGAATGAGTATTGGAAGTGGGTTGATGGTGGTCGTGGAACTGGTCCGGTGCCTTCAGATAAGATACTACCTTGGGTAAAGAAAAAAGGTATAGCCCGTAAATTCGCTCAAGAAAAAAAGATGCCATTTGATAAAGCATCTAAATCTTTGGCTTTTTTAATATCAAGGAAGATAGCAAAGAACGGATATAAGGCTAATCACTTTTTTACTGAAGTAATTAACGACGGACGACAGGAGATATTAGCGCAGAAAATAAGACAAGAATACGGTAAAGTAATTAAAAATAATTTAGACACATGGCAATCACAATAACCAAGAGGCCTCATCGGATAGTCCCTGCATTCAATGATATAGAATTTGAGTTCTCAGGAAGCAACGTAACAAGCACCTCAGAGTCATTTCAAGTTGTTGTAACAATAGGCTCAACAAGTTACACATTCAACATTGACCCACATCCAACTACATTTAAAGGTTATTTCAATTTAAGACAAGTAGCTGAAAAGCACGTAGTAAATTATTATCCCTTTGGTCTTGACGGATGGCAATTAGTAACCGGTGGAATAGAGAAATTTATAGTAGATATTAACGAAGTATACGGAACTCCACCAACAGTACACACAGGAAGTACAGGAAATGTAGTATTAGCCTGGAACGGTTCTTTAAATATGAGCGAACGAGCTGTATACGAAGAGAATGATTATGCGAATGTAGGAACGGACAGAGTAACTACTTTAAATAACTTAGATACTATAACAAAAGTAAAAACCGACCAAGATGCTGTTATTTATTTTTTACAGAGTCCAGCGGATTTTATTTATTACGTTAAATTAATAACCTATAATTCAAGCGGAACAGCTTTAAACTCTTATATAATTTATAACCCATACACGACATTAGCACCTAATAACACTTATAACACTACAAATAAATACGTATCTTTTAATTGTGGTGTAGCAAGTTTAACGCAATTATTTGCTAATTATCCGGTAAGCTTTACTCCAGTTACTTCGCCTGTAGTAAGTTCATCGCCTTTATTCATAGGTACTGAATCTTACTATACGTGTACGTTTTATTCTAACTTAAACATGACTCCGAAAACCATACGTTTTGATATAGATGAAACGTGTGCTAAATTCTACAATCAACCACTTTATTATTTAAATAGATACGGAGCTTATGACTGGATTAATATGTACGGAAACCATAAGAAAAAAGACAACATAACACGCTCTACATATAATGCTCAGTTAAATAAATTCGAGGCTTCTTATACTAATAGTACATTCACGACTAATTACACTAAAAGTCCACCATTAAGTATTCAAAGAAAAGTTTTATCAAGCACGTACGAAAAGGCACATACTTTACAATCTAATTACTTATCGGACTTTCAAGTATTAGCATTAGAGGATTTATTCACTACCGCTGAATTGTTTTTAAACTCAGGATATCAGGATTATAAAAAGTTAGTACCAACGGATACAACTTACGAGTTCAAATCTAACAAAATTGATAAACTAATCAACCTTCAAGTTAACGTAAACGAAGGTATCACCGAACGTAGACAATTTACAAATGACTAAACTATTTATAGCCGGAACTGAAGTACCTGTAATGCAGGACTTGGGAATTAAGATAACCTATGCGGTAGCGGATATGCGTACACCTGAATTTAGGGATTTTGATTTCAGTAAGACAATATCTTTACCTTCGGTTAAAACAGTGGATAGGTTATTTGAGTTTATTTTTGATGTTAACTTAGATTTACAAACCTTTAACCCTAATAAAAAAACAGATGCTGAAGTTTATTTAAACGAGCATAGAATATTCAAAGGCTCTATTCAAATTGTTAGAATAGAGATGAATCTTCAAACAGGACAGTATGTTTATTCATGTAATCTAATTGGCGAAGGTGGGGATTTATTTAAACAAATAGGCGATAAACTATTAATTAATAACGATGACTCAGCGGATGACATCGACTTAAACTCTAATCCTTATTCTTATAACTTTAACCACGCATTAGATAGGTCAACTATTCAACGCTCTTGGGGTGATTGGAATGGAACAGGATACAACGGAAGCAACACACCAAAGAATTGGAACGGTTCAGCATTTGTTAATACTGTAGCTGGTTATGGGTATAGATATCCTTTAATTTATTACGGGCAGTATCAGTTCAACAACTTATCTCAAATGTTTGGGCATACTTGGGAAACGAGATACATGCGTCCGGCTATACCTATTTATCAAATCATAAAACAAATATTCACAAAAGCCGGTAAGACATTTACAAGTACATTTTTAGAATCAAGCAACTTTAAAAAGTTAGTAATACCATTCTCAAACGAAAGTTTAGAACCGGACCCAACAGAATACAATAATAGGACATTCTCAGTAGGGTATCATACACTTTACACACAATCTTTTACTGCTCCGACTTTAACATTTATAACATCAGTTAGTGGTACTTATTTTTATACAACAGGGTTAAATACAGTAGCTTTAACAAATCCAAGAGAAACACCAACAACTGCTCCTGCTTATAATTATTACGATAACGGAAACCAACATAACGCTACGACTGGTATTGTAACAGTAGGTCAAAGCGGTAACTATGTTTTAAGCCTTTTCGCTGGCACTCCTGTATTTAATCACAATATAAGTAACACAATAACAGCAGCTACGATTGTAGGTGGTGCATATATTCAAAGGTCAACGGATGGGGGTTCTACATGGACCACAATCGCACAAACAAACTTTAACACAGGTGCCGGTATATCAGGCCCAACAATTTACGGATGGAATGTAAATGTAGATGTAGAGATATATTTAGATGGTGGGGATTTGATTAATACATTAGTTGATTATACTCTTACAATAACTACAACAGGAGCAATCTCAGGGGGCTTTACATCTTCATCCATAAGTTCGGGTTCATTCACAATGCAAAACCAATCCGAAGAGATTGACGAGGGGATGACCGTAGTAATAAATAAATGCTTACCTGTTGGAGTTAAGCAGTTAGATTTATTAAAAGACGTTATTAAGATGTTCAACCTTGTTTTTATGATTGACAAGGATGATGAAAATAACTATATAATAGAACCATTTGTAGATTCAAGTAATCCGACTGAAAGTTTTTATCCGATGATGGGTGTGGCTTCAGGCTCAGGAACTAACTATGAAGTATTTGATTGGACTGATAAATTAGATATAGGTAAAAAGTTTGAAGTATTGCCGATGCAAGAACTTGACTTTAAAACCTATACTTTAAAATATAAAGATGACGGAGATTACCTAAATACTAAGGACAAAGAGATTTTAGGTGAAACTTTCGGAACAAAGGAAATAGAAGTAGACAATGACTTTATAAACCAAGCTAAGACAAATGAATTAGGATTCAGTGCTACGCCAAACGCATACCCTAATTTATACACAGCCACGGCACCTTATATTTATTCATTCGATAACGGAACGGTAAGTAAATTCAAACCTAATATTCGTTTGTTATATTATAATGATTGGGTTAATGGCACTAATTATGTAAGCGGAGTAGGGTACGGAACTATATTTAAAGATTGGACATTATACGGATTTACTACAAGTTTATACACCGCTGTATTTACTGGTAATGGTACATCTCAACCAACTTATGGTTATTATCCTTATGCCGGACATACTGATAACCCATTAACACCTACTTACGATTTAAACTTTCAAACTAAATATTTAGATTATCCATTCTTAGGTACGTTTACTACTAACAATCTTTATAACCTATACCATAAAGCTTTTATCGACATGGTATCGGACCAAAACTCAAAAGTAGTAAAGGCTTATTTTAATCTAAGTGCAATAGACATAAAGAATTTCACATTCAGGTCAAAAGTATTTATTAATAACACTTATTATTTAGTTAATAAGATAGTTGACTTTGACCCACTAAGCTCACAAACTACCTTAGTAGAGCTTATTAGAATGCCTTTATACAACGGATTCACTCCTGAGGTATATAATCCTGATAATGGTCCTAACTTAAGGCAATTAAGCGGAAATACTAATTTAGGAGGTAGTGGTAATAATAACTACGGTGCGGATAGTGCTGTTATCGGAGGTAGTGATAATTACATATCCGATGGTGCAAGGAATGTAAATCTAATTAATTGTTCAGGTGTAATAGTTAATAGTGATGTTGAGAACTTCACAGGAGTTGGTTTAACTAACGAAGTGATAGAAGTACAACACTCAGGTGTTTCGATGTTACGTGGTAGTGTCGGAGGTTACACTAGGTTAGTAGGTACAGCAGCTTATACTACTGAGGATATTTATAGTATTTATTTAGTAGATACAAGCGACGGAAATATCTATGTAACTTTAAACGATAGAACGGATGAAATAACATTTAAAAAACTTGGAGCACCACATAAATTAATTATAACACCCGATGAAGGAACTATTGACGGGAATGCAACATACGAAATAAACACAGAAAATCATTCAGTAAAAATTGTAAAATGGAACGGAAACTGGTACATAACAGCGATATATACTTAATGGATAATATTCTCGATGGTATCGACGGATTATTCTTTACATTAACTATGTATACTCAAAATAACGAAGAGATTAACCAATTAATAAAAGACATTCAAAATGGCTGAAAATATAGCTTTCTCAATTACTATCGGTGGAGTTGACCGAGAGATTAAAACAATGCAAGACCTTAAAAGGGCTATTAAGGATGCTAACAACGAATTATTACAAGCAGGCGAAGTAGGTACACAATCTTATGCAGAAGCTCAAAAGAAGGTTAAGAACTTAGATTTAGACAAAATAAAGATAGGTTTTAAAGGAATAGGCGATGCTATAAAGGCTAATCCTTTAATGTTCTTAATAGGGATAATTATTCCTTTACTTGAAAAGTTTAAAGTATTTGAAATTTTAATAGGTGGTATTTCTAAGGCATTTGACTTATTAACGGATGCTATTGGATTAACTAATAAAGCAGATGAGGAAGCTTCTAAATCTTTTATAGAAAATAAAGAAAAGGAAAAACAAGTATTAAATGATAGATATGAATCTGAAATAACATTAGCAAAAGCTGCTGGAAAGGATGTATTTAATTTAGAACAAGAAAAAAGAGATGCATTAATCAAGTCAACAAATGACCAATTAATGGATTTAAGAGCTTTATATGAAAAGAAAAATGGATTTAATGATGAAGAGTTAAAAAAATACGGTGACTTACAAACACAACTTTTAAAGCTAACAACAGAACGCAATGCTGCTGAAATAAAAAATGAAACAGATAAGATTAATGAATTTAATAAATTACAAGATGATAGGTTAAAATATACAACGGATGTTAGTAAAGGCTTAATATCCAATAATGAAAGAGAAATTGCTAATTTAAAAGAAAATCAAGCGCAAAGACAAGAGCAATTAAAAAAACTTTATGAAGATAAAATTGATTCTGAACAAGCGTATATTGAATGGCAAAATAAAGCATTAGAATTACAAAAATTAGAAAATAAAGAATATAACGAACTTATTTATAATCAAAATAAAGCTCAAATAGATGCAGCAATAGCAGCCAATGAGTCTCTTCAAGAAAAAATAAAAGAATTAAGACAAAAGGATTTAATCGACAATGAAAATACCGAAAGAGCAAAGGCTTTAAAGACTCTTGAAATTCAAAATCAGAATCAAATAGAAGAGGTTAACAAAAGTAAGGCGAATAAAAAGTTAAAGAACGAAACGCTTAATTTGTTAGATGCTGAATACAGAGAAAACGTAGCGAGAATTAATGCCGAGTATGATAAAAAGGATGAACAGGCAAGGTTAGAAAAGGAAGCTAAAATAAAAGCCGAACAGGAAAAAGCGGTAGCGGCTCAGCAAAACATAAACCAACAAGCCTTAGCGGAAGAGCAAGCGTTCAACGAACTACAAATCTTAAACACTCAAGAAGGTACTGCGGCTCGTTTACAGGCTGAAATAGATTTAATACAGGCTAAATTAGCAAAAGAACTCGCACTAACTAAACACAACGAGAACGAAAAAGCTCTATTAAAAAAGAAAGCTGCTAAAGAAATAGAGGTTGTAAATAAAAATGCTGCTGATAAAGAAAAAGACCAAGAGGAGAAGTTAAAGGATTATAAAATTAATATGGCTAAAACGTACATGAATGCCGTATCAGTTTTAACTACTATACTTGCAAGAGGAAACGAAAAACAACAAAAGGCAGCCTTTCAAATTCAAAAGGCGTTAAATATAGCGGATGCCACAATGAATACTTTTAAAGGTGTAACAAAAGCATTAGCTGAAACAACAGGAGACTTTACGCCGACTCAAACATTAAGGTTTGCCAATGCCGCAGCGGTAGGATTACTTGGTGCTGCTCAAGTTGCTGCAATAGCCTCACAAAAATTTGAAGGTGGCGGCTCTGAATCAGCATCGGTATCAATTCCAACACCATCAACACCATCAATGCCTTCAGCTCCAACCGCTACCCCATCAATGCCACAAACACGAACAGAGCAAGGAACATTCTTAAACGAACAAGGACAAACCACAGGTCGAATAGATACCCGTGTTTATGTCTTGGAATCCGATATAACAAATACACAAAGAGATGTTAACCGCGTAAAAACACAATCAAAAGTATGAAAGAACTACCAATAGTAAAAGCTATCCTAACGGATGATAACCAAGGACTTAAATTCATGTCCGCTGTTGAATCCCCTGCCATCATGGTTAATTGGGTTAAATTCAACGATGAAAAGCCTATTAAAATGGCTATACAAAACGAAGAGCAACAAATAGTATTTGCCCCGGCTTTAATTCCTGACTTACCAATTTACAGGAATCACAACGGACGTGAGTTTTATTTAATGTTTGATAAAGAAACCATCGAACAAATCGCTCTTAAGTTTGCAAAGGATAATTTGTTAAACTCTATTGATTTAAATCATGACGGAATTAAATTAAGCGGAGTTCAAATCTACCAATCCTTTGTGACTAACGAACACACTGTAGATAATGTTAAAGCATTTGAAACACTACCCATAGGTACATGGTTCGTAGGTGCCAAAGTCGATAATCAAGACGTATGGCAATTAATCAAAGAAGAGAAGTTAAACGGATGGTCTATTGATGGATTATTTGAGTTTAAAATAGATGACAGTTTATCCGATAACGAAATCGAGCAAATGATTGATGAGGTGTTAAATAGCACCAAAAATTAACTTAATGGTATTTAAAAATATATGGAAAAAAGTCAATTAATCGAAAAGGTAAAAGAGTTCATCGTAAAGTTGACCTCTCAGCCGGTAGCGGAGCCTGTTAAATTGGGTGAGGCTATGACCAAAGATGGTCAAAAAAT